GCACCGCCGGCACCCTTACGGTGCCCTACCGCGCCGTGTACCTCACCCGGGGCGGCGGTGATGTCGTCGGCCCGGGTGAGGTACACGGCGCGGTAGGGCACCGTAAGGGTGCCGGCGGTGCGGTCGGCCTCTTGGGCCTCGACCTCGTCGGCCTCGCGGAAGAGCTGGACGCCCCAGCCGGTGAGCATGGGGTCGCGCATCAGCAGTGGGTGGGTGACGGCATCGATGGCGTCGGCCAGGCTGTCCCACGGGTCGCCCCGCACGAAGATGGCCAGCTGCACGGTGATGCTGTGCTGGTCGACGCCGACGGCGATGCGCTGGACGCTGCGGCCGCCGCCGTAGAGCACGACGAGGGCTGGCGACACGGCGCGGGTGATGGCCGTCTCACGGGCGCGAAACACGTTGGCGCCGGCCGGGGTGGTGCCGGTGACCAGCGTGGCGACGCGGGCCAGGATCTGCTCGCGGCGGCTGGCGGGCATGCTGGGGCCGGTGGCGCTCAGGCTGCGGGTTGGTCAGCCTTGGCGGGCTCATCCGCCTGGGCGGGCGGCTCGTCCAGCTGCAGGCGGGCGGCGTGCAGGCGGGCGACGTCGTCTTCCAGCTGGATGGTGTCGCCGGCGTGGGCGTAGGTGCCGTCGCCCAGGTCGAAGGTGCCGGAGGTGATGCGGTAGGTTTTCATCAGGCGCTGAGGGTGAGGGTGGTGAAGGCGCCGTCGTCCTGCAGCATCACGTCGCGCACCACGAAGGGCCGCGCGCCGACGGTGATGGCGGCGCCGCTGGCGATGCCGGCGGCCTGCACATCGCTGCTGCGCGCGGTGAGCTGGTACATGGTGCTGAGCACGGCGACGCCGGCCATGGTCATCGACTCATCGGGCGTGTCCAGGATGCCGGTGAAGGCATAGCTGGTGGCGGTGGCCACGCAGGGCTGGCCGAAGTCAGCCAGGAAGAGCCCGAGGTTCTCGGTGAGCATGTGCAGGCGTCTGCAGGGTGCGGCGGGGCGTCAGCTTCAGGCCGCGGGGGCAGCCTGCGGGGCCTGGGAGATGGCCGCGGCGATCTGCTGGGCCAGCGCGGTGGCGGTGGCCTGCACCAGCGCCATGGCCTCGGGCGTGAGGCCCAGGGCGGTGCCGGCGGGCTGCTGCAGCACCTTGGCGGCCAGGAAGGTTTCGGCGGCCTTGTCGCGCGGCTCCAGCTTGTGGGCGTGGGCCTCGGCCTGTTCGGCGGTGAGGTCGACGGTGGGGCCCGGGTAGAGGTTGACTTCCTGGTAGTCGAACTTGCCTTCGCCCAGGTCGACCTTGTTGACCAGCTTGGCCACGAAGCCTTCGCGGATGGTGAATTTCATGGTGGGGTGCCTTTGCGGGTGGGGTGTGGGGTGCTGACCGGCCCGGGCTGGGCCGGTCAGGGTGTGGATCAGAAGCCGGGGGTGAGCGCGTCGCTCATCACCGAGAAGCTGGCGCCGTGGCGCACGCCGATGTCGCAGGTCTGGAAGGCCCGCAGCAGGACGTCGCCGGTGGTGAAGCCGGTGCTGTCGTACGGGTTGACCGCGATCTCGGTGACGCCCCAGAGGGCGATGAACAGCTCTTGCCAGTTGCCGTAGATCAGCTCGCTGCAGATGCCGGTGCTGGTGCCCTTGGTGAGGGTGCTGCGCAGCTGCTGCGACTCAGCGTAGGGGCTGCCCTTGACGCGATCGGGGCTGCCGGCGGTGAGGCCACCTTGCGGATCCCACAGGTACTGGCCGGTGGAGGCCTTCAGGGTGCTGAGGTAGCCGACGGCCTTGCTGTTCATCGCGAAGCCGGCCGCGCCCTGCGGGGCGTTGGCGAACTTGGTGGCGTACTTCAGCTGGATCAGGTGATCGAAGGTGAGGCTGGCGCCGTTGGTGCCGCCGATGACGGTGCCCACGCCCGACTGGTTGACGATGCCGGTGGGCTGGTTGCTGGCACCGCTGCCGGACATGGCGGCCAGGTCCATCGCCAGGGCGATGACGGCCATCAGGTCAGCCCGGGCCAGCATCTCGATGGCCGGGGTGGACTGCAGCAGCATCAGCCGCGACATCTTGCTGAGCGCGGCGATGGTCTTGGGGCGCAGGGACACCTTGTCGAAGGTGGCTTCGGCCTCGGTGGGCGGGCTGGATTCGGCCACCCAGTAGGTGCCGGTCTGGCTGATCTGGCGCGGGATGTCGACGTTGCCCTGCAGGCCGGTGAGGTAGCGCGCGCCCAGGATGGCGGTGACCAGCTGGTTGCGCAGCACCTCGATGAAGCTGCCATCCAGCAGGTTGGTGGCCACCAGGTTGCCGCCCTGGGTGGCCGTGCCGACCAGGTAGGGCGCGCGGGTCTGCACCCGGCCCTGCTGGCTGAGCATCTCGTAGGCGCGCAGGTGCTCGCGGTCAGGCGCGAAGGGCAGGCTGTTGGGGATGTAGAAGCCGGTGGTGTCCTTGCCGGTGCGCTTGGCGATGTCCTGGCTGACCTCGCGCTCGAAGCCGGCGCGGCTCCAGTCCTTGCTGAGCGCGGCCTGGATGGCGCGCATGAAGCTGTAGCTGCGCTTTTCCCGATCGGTCATGTCGGGATCGACGCTGCCGCCCAGGCTGGCGGCCGGGGCCTGGGTGCGCTGCAGGATGTTGGCCAGCACCTCGCCGCGGGCGGCGCCGATGTCGAGGCCGCGCTCGATCATGCCGTGCACCTGCTCCAGCGGCAGGCTGTGGGCACGGCCCAGGGCGACGATGTCGGCGACGCGCTGGCGCTCGGCAGCGACGGCGGTGTCGGTGCTGGTGCCGCCGGTGGTGGCGCCGGCGCCCGAGCCGGTGGAAGTGACGACGTCCGCCGCTTGGGCGACGGGGTGGCGACGGAAATGGCGCATGGAGTCCTCTTGGGTGGGTTGCGGTTGGGTGGTGGGGGTGGAATCGCCCGCGGCCGGGGTGGCCTGGGGCTGCGGGCGCGCGGCGCTGCCGGCGGGGGTGCGGTGCTGCACCTCGACGGCCACGCTGCGGAGCTGTTCGGCCGCCTGGGCGCGGCCGACGCCGACGGACTGGTCCGCCGGCACGGTGACGATGGACACCTCGTAGGCCAGCCACTGGGTGGCGGTGTAGACGGCGTCGGGGTCGTAGTAGGGGTCTTCTTCTTCGCTGTCGATCCGGTACTTGCCGACGCGGTACATGAAGCTGACGTTGCGCAGCACGCCGTCGGCGACCATGGCCATCACCTCGTCGCCGCGGGCGTTGCGGGCGAACCGCACCTCGGCATAACAGCGCGCGTCATCGGCCAGCCAGGCGCGCTGCACCACGCCGATGACGTCGTCCATGTCGTGGTTGAACAGCAGCGGGGCACCATCGTTGAGCCTGGCCAGGTCAGGCGCGCCGGCCTGGTGGCTGAGCACCTCGGAGCCGAACCAGCGGTCGACCGGGGCCTCGCTGCTGAAGCTGAGCGTGAGGGTGCGGGCGTCGACGTCCAGGCCGGGCACGCCGGCGGTGGTGGTGCTGTCGCCCTGCCCTGCCGCCGCGGCGCGGGCCAGGGTGACGTGGCGGGCCAGCGGCTGCAGCTGCGCGCCATCGCGCAGGCGCTCACGGGGCGGATGGGTGGCGGTGGTCATGGTGGTGGATGGGCGTGAAAAAGCCCGCCTAGGCGGGCTGGGGGGTGAGGGGTGGGGTACTTACCGGCAGGGGATGGGGTCAGAAGCCAATGATCTTTCCGCGAGTGCAGTCTGTCGCGAGCGATCCGACGCCGAGGCCCTGGTTGCCGCGTGCGATCGTGTAGTTACCGTAGAACCCGGCAGCATCGGTCTGCATGATGAGCGCGTCCAGTGCGCCGGTGGGCACCAGCAGGTTGTAGCGGACCTGATTGACCTTGGTGCCGATGTAGCCGTTGCCAGGATCGGAGGCAATCAGGCCCTTTGTGCCTGCCGGTCGTGTGCTGCTGCCGATCACAACGTTGCCCTCAACCATGGTGCCGTGACCGAGAAAGCCGATGCCCACCAGCTTGTTGCCGGATGCCCAATTGCGGATGACCCGGTTGTTGCTGCCGTGGTTGACCGCAAGCCCTGCACCGTCGTTGTTCCACGAACGGTTGGCGAACATGATCGAGTCCGACGTCCAATCGTCGAATTGCAGGCCGGTACCTTCGGTGTAGGGCCCGCGGTTGTTGATCGGCATCAAAGTGCACCGGTTGTAGGCGTACAGGATGCCGCGCGGCGGCTGCCCCGACGTGCGCAGCTCATCCGTCGCGCCCAGGGCCACGCCGCTGTTCACGTACAGCCGCTGCGTGGCGTTGTCGAAGCCGAATTCACCGATGGCCGGCGCGGTTGGCGTCGCGGTGTTCTTGGTCAGGTGGTGACGGCAGCCATCGCGCGACCACACCACGATGTTGCAGTAGTCGATGTCGCCGATAGACCGGCCGATGAGCGTGCTCCAGGCCACGTAGTAGGTGGTTCCGCTGACCAAGACCCATGGGATGTTGATGCCGCTATAGCCGCCGTCCGTGACTGCCGTGATGCCGTGCGAGTCGTAG